GGTAAAAGCCCACGAGTGCAGGACACCCCATAGGGGTGGAGATATAGTCCGACACTCCGTAGAAATGCGGAGAGCTAAAGATAAAGAGCTTTAGCGTAACATTTGACCAGATGCTGAAGACTGCTAAAGAGCAGAAGCTTGACATTGAGAAGGCGCTTTTTGACAACAACGCACGAGCGGCTGGTAACAGCACTACAGCTCGTGAGCTTGCTGGCGCTCCTGCGTGGATGATCACTAACGTGAACTCACAATCAGGCAACTCTGGTGCTGACCCAACTGGTGACGGATCTGACGCACGTACAGATGACGGCACTCCAACTGCTTTCTCACAGGCTAAGTTTGACGATGTCATGCAGTCTATCTGGGAGCAGGGCGGAAATCCTGACACTTGCTACTTGTCAGCTTTCCAGATGAACGTAGCCCTCGGCTTTGCTGGTAACAACAACCAGCGTTCTACCGTTAAGGCAGAAGACGAGCGCGTCATCAAGCACATGGACGTCTACGTTACTCCCTGGGGTACAGTAGAGTTTGTTCCTTCGCGTGAGAACCGTTCGCGTGATGTGTTTGTTATGCAGTCTGATATGTGGTGTGTTGGCGTATTGCGTCCAACTAAGAACATCGCTCTCGCCAAGACTGGAGATGCGACTACACGTCAGGTGACAACTGAGCTTACTCTTGTTTGTAAGAACGAGAAGGCATCAGGTATCATTGCTGACAACACTACTTCGTAAATGAGTGGTCGGGGGCTTCGGCCCCCTTTTTTTTGGAGGTACTATGTATAAAGTAGTAATTGGCACGTTGTTCATTGACGGCAAGAGGCACGTCCGGGGCGATATGGTTGATCTAGCAGATAGCCAAGCTGTTCCACATGGAACAAATTTAGAATTTGTGCCGGCACCACCAAAACCAAAGCGCGCACCGCGCAAGAAGAAGGTAGAGACTAGTGAAGACTAAAGAGAAGTTCCACAACAATAACGACGGCACGTTTACAGTCGAAAAGCAGTTCGATAACACGCCATATCTTGAGCGCACGCAGATGCTTCGCTCTATGGGTGCCGGCAAGTTGCCAGAGTCGTGGTGTGTTGGATCGATTCCTATGCACTTACTGGCGCAATGGATGAAAGAAGAAAAGGTTGCGTGGAACGATATAGACGGTCGGCGTAAGTTAATTATGCGCAAACTGAACGACCCTGATTTTAAAAAGTTGCGGATTGTTGAAGGAAAGATCTAATGCACCGCGCTTTATTGTTATTGCTGTTGGCATTACCTGTAAGCGCGCAAGAAATACGCATTGATCAAGACGGTCCAGATAATCTTCCAGAGTCGCCTGACAACAACCTGGAAGGTGATCTGTCACAGCAGAACTCAAATAATAACAATTCAACCACGACTTACAACGGTAATGCCCCTAGATCGATGCCGACCAGCACTGCCGTAGCTCCCAGCCTTATAAGCACTGGTGTTCAATCATGCTTAAAAAGCACGTCCAATGGCGTCCAAGGGTTTAGCTTTGGACTGTCGCGCGGCACTTATCAGCAAGACCCTTTTTGTAACCGCAGGGCAAACGCTTTAGTTTTAAGCCAATTAGGACTAAAGATCAGCGCCGTATCTTTGATGTGCCAAGACCCAGATGTTTATAAGGCTATGATGGTATCGGGTAGTCCATGTCCACTAGTAGAACGTGGTAAAATTGTGGTTGGACGCCGGAGTTATTTAAAGCTTAAAGAAAACCCAGAGCTACATATTCCGATGTATGCAGAAAACAAGGCATATTACGATGCCATTTTGGGCGTAGGGGAGGAGGTTGATGTCGAAGAAGTGGATACTGGCAATCTGTCTGATCGCTTCCGCGCAAGCGAAGTCGAGTGAGTTAAGTTCACTCGTCGATGCAAGCACTGCGTTACGTCAAACTTTTGCAAACGGAATTATTGCGGTAGGCGGAATGATGGAGTCAGCTCCTAACGGAGGGATTCCTGGCAACGACATGCTTGCTAACAAAGACGCTTACATAACCGCACAAAAACAACTTGCTTACAACTCAGCTGTTCAAGCCATGCAGGCCGGATCGTTTACCAACATGGGCGCGCAAGATTTTTTTGAGCAACAAGCCTCCGACCAGATGGATCAGTTGAACGACGCCGTAGATAACTACGTTGACGCCGCTACTGCTTTAATAGAGGTTGCAACGCTGTCAAACCTTGCAGAGCAAAATCAAGACAGCCCAGATGACTCTGGCGCGCTTGAAGTTCAGAACTACATTAATGACAACCAAGAATCCGTAGTCTTAACCGATGAGGAGGTTGAGTCATACAACCAATCAATGGATGAAATTGCATCAATTGCACAACAAGCCGCCAGTTTTTTTGCGGTAGCCAATGATGAAAATTTAATAGCCGAAGCCAATAATTCCGCAGCCGAGTATACGGCAAGCTACAGCGATGCCGGTAACGCATTTTTTGATAACGCAACCGGAATTGTTAGTGTCGATTTTGAGTCGTACAACATGAGTGTAATGCTTGATGTAAATTCGTACTTTATACAAGACGCTGAAATTATGTCTGTAGGCGCAGAATCGGTTTTTTACTATACAAGTCCCCAGGGCGGCTGCTGGTTTGCAGAAGATCAAGAGGTTTGTTTGTCGGAGTTAGGTATTTATGGCCCTTGAAGATTTAGAGCTAAACGTTGCTGGGACGCAGATCAAGGGCGTCTGGATCGGTATATTGCTGGCTTTTAGCTCGACTATTGGTGGCGGCATCTGGACAGCCTCAGAATTCTTTAGTCGATTAGAAGCCCTAGAATCCTCTGTAATCGACGCAATCTCTGAGACGGCAGTTGTACAGGGTAGGTTCGAGGATTTGCGTGAATCGCAGTCTGAGCGCTTACAGGGATATCAAGTAGCCATATCAAACATGGAACAGCAACTAGCCGATAACAACATATCAGAGCTGCAAGGCAAGTTAGCAGAGCTTGGAACTAATTTAGAGGCTATAATGAAGGCACAGCAAGATCTGTTAGATTTGCGTGACCGGATAGCCGCTGTAGAAAAGTCAAATGCAGAGGCTGTGCTTACGGTAAACAACCGGGTCCAGTCACTAGAAAAAACAGAGCGCGTTTTAAAGCGTGTTGATACTGAAATCGAGAACTTGTGGCAGGCTCTCGATTCACTACCATTTAGTAGGTGAGGTTATGGACGTTGGGAGTGAAGCATTAATCAAGCTAGAGGCACACGAAAAAGAGTGCCTAGTGAGATATACAAATATTCAAAAGACGCTTGATGATCACCATGATCGCTTTGATAAGCTAGAAAACAAAGCTGAGTCTGGGTTTAAGCGCATTGAAAACTTGTTGATGTACGGCGGCACTTTCGTTCTTACGGCCATTGGCGTTCTTATTACTTTGTTAGGGTTTATGCGTTGATACTACAAGCCCTTATAGGACCACTTACTGGACTCGTTGGCGACCACTTCAAGCGCAAGGCTGAAGAAAAAAAAGCCACTCACGAGCGAAAATTACAAGTCATTCAAAACGACGCCTCTTGGGAAAACAAGATGGCCGACGCCAGTGGCAATAGCTGGAAAGACGAATTCTGGACTCTTTGTTTAGCCGCTCCCATCTTTATGATTGGTTATGCCATAGCCATGAACGATGTCGCCGTAATAGAGCGCGTAGACATGGCGTTTGCCGCACTCAACACCCTGCCTGAGTGGTATCAATACCTGTTATTCTTAGCCGTAAGCGCGTCGTTTGGTATACGCGGAGCTGACAAACTAATGAACCTACGGAAAAAATAATGTTTAAGCATTTTAGACTCGAAGAATTTAACTGCACGCACACTAACGCCAATTCGATGGATGAGGCGTTTTTGCATAAGTTAGATGAGTTGCGAGAAAAGTGCGGATTCCCCTTTAAGATTACGTCAGGTTTTCGCGATTCTTCCCATCCAAGTGAAATCGTGAAGGCCGCCCCGGGCACAGGAACGCACTGCCAGGGCATCGCTGCCGACATAGCTGTCAGTCACGGCGTTGAGCGTATGAACATCGTCCACGAAGCCCTGAAAATGGGATTTTCTGTGGGCGTCGCGCGCAGTTTCGTACACGTCGACGCCAGGACAACTACACCCGTTTTGTGGACTTATAGTAGCTGAAACCCATATAACTAATAACAAGGGTTGTTATATATAACATAGTCTGTTATTGTTTCTCTTGTGCAATGTCGCACACAAGGGAGACTTACAATGCTAAGAACAGTGGATGTAATGTATGACGCGGTTGACCTCTATGACCAAATAGATGGTGACCTGGATCGAATCGAAGAGTTTAGCTTTGAAGATCGCGGCTACTTAATTCTTGAGATAGAAGATCAAACGGGTGAAATACTCTCTGAGGCAATGTTACGTGCTAACAACCCAGAAGAGTTCATCATAAACCTCTATGCGCCAGAGCGCGCTTCTGACCCTTTTATCGACAATATGCGTGAAGCGCTGTGGTATTACGCGCGTCCTATTGTTGAGAAAAACCTTGAGCGTCAGTTTGACATCATCATTAACGCACGCGCTTACGGAGGCTAGATATGTCAGATAACTACGAAGCGGTTATGTCTAAGGGCTGGAAAGAGATCTCTTTAGTGTTGGCTAGAGAGTACCGGCATGGTTTTGAGTGTGGGTATTACGGTCGCTACATGGAGTTAAAGCCTCGTATGAGTGACGCTTACTCGCAAGGCTATGCGGCTGGTGATGATCTGGCGCGACAGGAGTATGCACTTAGTGCGGCTCCACAACAGGGTTACGAAGACGTGACCTACGAAGAAATGGCAAAGGGAGCTTAGTTATGGAAAACACCTTTAAAGTGTTGTCGCAAGTAGACTGCGGTGAGTTTATTGAGAAGAAAGGCAACCTGTCTTACATCAGTTGGGCTTCTGCTTGGCAGAAACTGTGTGAGCAATGCCCTGACGCGACGTATGAGCACCATGATTGGATCACAACGCCAAACGGCGAGGTTATGGTGTTCTGCACTGTCACTGTCGGCGGCGTGTCTCATAAGGCTCATTTGCCGGTTTTGGACCATAAGAATAAGCCGATTCAAATTCCAAACGTGTTTCAACTAAACACATCAATGCAACGCTGTTTTGCAAAGGCTATCAGTATGCACGGATTGGGTTTGTACGTTTATCGCGGTGAGGATCTTCCGCCGGCTGAAGAGATTGATCATACAGCTATGTATGAGGAGTTCTTGCGTCAGCATGAAGAGAACAAACACAACTGCGCGGTGTGGTATAGCCAGCTTAGTGAAGAAGAGATGAATGCCGTTAAGGAAGGATCTCCGAAAGGCAAGAAGACGGCAACGCATCAGCTTACTCGTGATTTAGTAACGCAGATGCACGCTAACTTTGACGACTACGCTGAGAAGCTAACGGAGGCCGTCCAGAATGCTGACGTGATGTTTATCGAGCAGTTGCAAGGTGAGCTAGAGGACTATGAAAGGGCGTGCGTAAAAGATCGCCTTTCAAGTGAAGTAAAGTCGCAGTACAAGCAAGTAATGATTAACGCGAAAGCAAATAAGGAGCAAAGAAATGGAATATGAAAAGAAGCCTGGCGAAGGCCGGTTGTTTAAAAACAAAAAAAAGGAATCTGAAAACGATGCTGATTACTACGGGTACTACATGCACAAGGATGGTGTTACTGAAGAGGGCATCAACGCCTGGATTAACACTTCCAAGGCCGGCAACAAATACATGAAGCTGTCTTTCTGGAGTAAGGCGGAAACCGCAGCCAAGGGAATAGCGGAAGCTCGCAAAGCCTTGGCACCTCAACCTGAGCCGCAACCACAAGGATTTCCAGAAGATGACATCCCATTTTAAGGTAGGTGATCAGCTTACCGAGTTGCTTAAATCGTGTGGTGATCCAGCAGGTCAAGTAATGGCTGAAAAGATGGGCGTCACACCAATGACCATTCACCGATGGAAAAAGTCTGATGACATGAGGCTAGGTCGTATAGTCGAAATAGCCGAGTACTTTGGCATGGACTTAGAAGAGTTTTTATCTTGGGAGGAAAACCAATGAAGTTTGATCCAACAACCGCTACACGAATACCTAATTTTGATGGCGCAGATTATCAGCCAAGTCGTGACAACCCGAGGCTAAAAGGCCAGCTCCTTCGTGTATGGAGTGAAGTTAAAAATGGCGACTGGAAAACGCTACGTAGTATTTCGGATTGCACTGGAGACCCAGAAGCTTCTGTTTCTGCTCAGTTAAGGCATTTGCGTAAGGATCGCTTTGGTGCGCATGAGGTAGAGCGACGACATAAAGGCAATGGCGTTTATGAATATCGATTGCTCATAAATAAAAAGCCCCTCGATTGAGGGGCCAAAGGGAGTCACTTGAACCGTGGTGGTTTTAAGTGATAGTCTTATCTCGACCAAGAAAAAAGACATGGGTAGTATACACGACGGGACGTCCTTGGACACCCCTAGACACCCCAAGACTACTCATGCCTCCTTTTTTAGTCAGAGATTACCGGGCGTTAGGCCGAGGAACATAAGAACCTCGGAGACAGAGTTGACCCTCTCTATAATGCGCCTCCCTGTGCCGAGAGCTGGTAAAGGGAATAGATGTCAAGATTCGATACGGTAATCAAAGCTCGCCATTACTAGTTAACTAATTTGCTGGAGCTTGCTCCGGCATTAAAAGGGAAGTGTGGATTATGAAATTAGATGAAAATGTGAGATTACGCTCAAACTGGGGAACCGGAGAAGGCGACATAAAGCTAAAGCATGAGTGGGATGAAATTTACCCTTTATGGAGAGCCGATGTCTTAAAGGACTGGATTTATGAGTTAACTTCTCTCTATAGCGAGGCCATGCAGGATATGGGTAGGCCATACGAAACTACTTTAGAGTTTGTGAGGGTAGAACATGATAATTTTGATTGATGGCACTTACTACGAGCCTGATGATGCCCAGATCATTTATTGGCAGAATGCGTTTCCAAAGGTAGATGTGTTTGCTGAATTAAGCGCAATGGCCGCATGGTGTGATGCTAATCCTAAGAAGCGGAAGAAGGATGGAAAGCGATTTGCGGCAGGCTGGATATCTAGGGCGTCGCAGCAAGAACGAGGCGTGTCGCCATTTGCAGAGAAAATGACTACAAATAATGGTAAAATTGGCATGAAGTCCTGGAGTACCGTAGACGATTGCACTCACGATTTTATGAAGTCAGAAAGTTACAGGTCGCATTGCTTGGAAAAGTACGGCCAGTACGTCACGTTTGATGGCGAGAGGGTGACAGCTTGAGCACTCCCCTATACAAACAACAAACCGTACAAACCGTGCAAACCGTGCAAACCCCGTACCTATGCGGTTTGTCCGCTTTGATCCCTTTGTTCGCTTTTACCTTTGTTGGAGGGAGCGCCTAAATGAGCGAGCGATGGATCGTTAACAACAAGCACCAAGCGCAGCAGTTTTGCGAGTACATCATGAAACATCAAGATGCTGGCAAGGTGTACGAAATTTTAGAGCCAAAACTCACTTCACAGCAGATGAAAGCTATACACGCTTATTGCGATGACATAGCACGCGCTCTAGCGGCTTCTGGGAATGATATGCAACACATTGTAACCTTACCCATAGAACCGACAGGAAAGCTCGTAAAGGAGATTATGTGGCGTCCTGTACAAAAGGCTTTGTTTGATAAGAAGTCTGTAACGCAACTAAAGATGCGCGATGTAGACGACGTGTTTCGAGTCATTGCTAAGCACCTGGCTGAAACTCATGATATAGATGTGAGGTTTGGTCGGGGTTAATAGATCCTGGGAGGAACTATGAGCTTACTTGATTACTGTACAACTGAACGTCAGCGCGAGGTCATTACTCTTCACGAAGAAGGTTTAGGCTATCAAAGGATTGCCGATCGGCTTGGGACTATCACCAAGTGGGGTGTTCGTGACATTTTAAAAAATGTGAAGGGCAAAGCGGCGAGACAAGGCTACTCGCCACGGCACGATATGCACCATACCGTACCCGACGGCTTTGTTTTGAGGGGCGTCTCGACCCTATATAACGATGAAGGAAAACCTGTTTCACAATGGGTCAAGTCTGCCAGTGACAAAGAACGTCAGCTTGAAATTGCACTAGAAGCATTTAAGGCTGGATTGTTAGATGAGATAGATGGCCTTCATAAGCCCGTAAAGTCTCCAGAAGCAACGAAGAACGAAGACAGGCTATCAGCTTACCTAATCGGAGATCACCACCTTAACGCGCTCTGTTGGTCTCCTGAGACGGGTGGCGATGACTGGGATACAAACATTGCTCAAGATGTGCTGATTAAGGCCGTCGATAAGCTGGTGTCGGCGGCAGGTGATGCAGAGGTAGGCGCGCTAATCAATCTCGGAGATTTTTTGCATGCCAATTCCGGTGATAATAAGACCGCAAAAGGCACGCCTGTCGATGTTGACGGAAGGCTGGGCCGAGTCATTCGCGTTGTCGGCAATCTATTCAAAGTTTTAATCACTCGTATGCTAGAGACGCACAAGGAAGTGTGGCTGATCAACGTGCGGGGTAATCACGATCCCGATGCTAGCCTTTGGCTAAACGAGATGATGCGCTTGTACTTCGCAAGCGAGCCACGGGTCAAGGTCTTTGATAACTTCAGCAAGTGGATACATTTCGAGTGGGGAAAGACTCTCGTTGTTATGCACCACGGAGACCGGGTAAAGACTCAAGCACTTTATGAGGCTGTGACTCGCGACTACGCAGAGGAATGGGGCCGCTCTAAATACCGGTACTTGTACCACGGTCATATCCACCATCGTACGGTGACAGAGCTAGGCGGCTTGCACCTAGAATCGTTTGGGGTGTTATGTCCCCCGGATGCTTTCCACTCAGCATCGGGCTATGGCTCCGCGCGCTCTATGTCCTGTGTCATACTCGATAAGAACTACGGCGAACACAGCCGATTTAAAGTCGGTATTGATGAGGTCAAAACATGATACAAGTTCTTAGCTGTCCATTGCCTAACGGCGGGATGTCAGTGATAAAAACTGCCAATATATGCGGCGTAACATCCGAGGAATGCTCTAGTGAGTGCAGAGTTTACGTTTCAGGCTGGGCCACTGAGGGTATCACAATCGATTTGCCCATCGACGAGTTCGCAAAAATGTGGATGTCGGCGTTACTCGATTTAGAGGAGGACAGTCTAGAATATGACATCATATTTGCCCCAGATGCAATGCACTGAATGTCGTAAAACAATGGTGCCGCAGTTTAAGAAAGAGTACCCACACAAGCTTGATGGCTGGTCATGCGATTGCGGCCATAGTGAAAAAGCTATCTTACGAGAGAGGATGTTTACCCGTGCCAGCGCGCAAACCCAAGACAGTAGCAAAGCTTAAGCAAGACGCGGCGACCTTACTTCAAAAACTTGTGCGCATGAAGTATGCCAATGACGACGGGTTTTGTGAGTGTGTCACCTGCGGCAAGATGGGCCACTACAAAGAAATGGATGGCGGTCACTGGATTAGTCGTAACTCAGCCCACCTGCTAACAGAGGAAAACATCCATCCTCAGTGCAAGGGCTGCAATCGATTTATGTCAGGATGCCATGAGCAGTACACGCTGTTTATGATCGACACTTATGGCATGGAGCTGGTAAGAGAGCTGTCAGAAACTAAGCGCCAGGTAATGAAATACAACCGAATAGACTTGGAAGATCTCATCACTGAATTTAAGCAGCGCATCAAAGAACAAGAGCATCGCCTGGCTGGCGTATAGCCATAACACAATATGTGATATAATTATCCTGCCTATATGGAGGTGATTATGTGTACGAAAGTGAAGCGTGCCATGTTCTGTACTCGCAATGGCTATAAGCATATAGAAAATCTCGAAACAGTTTGCGTTCTGGTCGGGAGGTTGAAGGGTCTTACTGAGTCTGAGTACCTTGATCTGTGTGCTATTAATAAGCTAGAAAATGCGCGTGCGCTAGAGATGGCAAAGCATTACCCGGCTCGGTAACTAAGCGAGCTTACCTCGGGTGAATCCACCCTAACCTTCTGCCCCCTAAAAAAGCGTCACATTTGTCGCAAACCCTTGTGTGCAATAACACCCTTTGTTAACTTAACTGCATTGGTTTTAAGGGAGAAAAGTATGTGGGGATACACGATCATTGGTCGGGACGGAGGCGAGGCGTATACGTCTGAGCCTGAGTACGAATCAGAGATGGAAGCTTACAAGGCGGGTGATTTAACCTTGTGTGACATGAACGAAGGCTCTATGGAGGTTTGGGAAGATTAATGGCAAAGCCAGCAAACCCACACCATCACATGACGTACTCAGAGGTTGCTGAGGTGTTAGGTGTTAGTCGTCAAACCATTAAAGTGATTGAGCGCAAAGCGTTTGAGAAGCTAAAAAACAACAAACAGCTAAGGGAGTATTGGCATGGACTTATCGCAGAAGAGGGCGGCATTAATCGCGCTAGTGATATTCTTGATAGCAATGGGGCTAGTGGGTAACGGCGACTACGAAGATGAGCTTGCGGAAGAGCTGTTCTACAAAGAGATGGTCTGTGATGGCAAGTGGCCTGACTACAAGAAGCTAGGGGTAATATGTGAAGGTTCTTGATCTGTTTGCAGGGATTGGGGGTTTCACAATTGGCTTTGAGAAAGCTGGCTTTGAGACCGTAGCTTTTTGCGAAATAGAACCGTACGCACAGAAGGTACTCCGAAAGAACTGGCCAGAGGTGCCAATTTATGACGACGTTAGAACAATCACAGCAGAACGACTTGTTTCCGATGGAATTAGAGTCGATGTCATCACCGGAGGCTTCCCTTGCCAAGACATCTCAGTTGCAGGCAACCAAGCAGGAATCGAGGGCGAGCGCAGTGGACTATGGACAGAGTGCGCCCGTCTTATTGGGGAGATTCGACCCCGATACGCCGTCTTTGAAAACGTCACAAACCTGCTTAATGGCGAACGGGGAGATTGGTTTAAGCGAGTTCTCTGGGACATTTCCGCGCTCGGGTATGATGCGGAGTGGCACTGTATACCAGCTTCCGAACTTGGCGCGCACCATCACAGAGATAGGGTCTGGATTATCTGTTACCCAAGAGAGGTTTTATTGGAGAACACCAGACACGGGTGCGGGCGGGACGCCAAAAGCTTTGCTGGAGGGCAAAACGCACAGACAGAGCGGCAGTGCAATACAAGTACGGCTGGCGGATCAAGTAAAGATGTGGCCGACACCCACGGTGCAAGACAGCAACAAAGCAACGAAGCGTTGGCGAGAAGATCATCAGAACAATCTAACAGCGCACGTATTCAATCCAGAGAAGCGGATGTTTCCTACCCCAACGAGTCGAGACTACAAAGGTGGTTACAAGACGGAATCGCTTATCAGGCGGGATGGGAAGTCGAGGGCGATGGACGCACTACCGAACGCGGTGTTAGATGGGAAAGGTACAGAGACGGTTACTGGGCATCTGAACCCAATGTGGGTAGAGTGGTTGATGGGATTCCCTCTCGGTCACACAGACTTAAATGCTTAGGTAATGCGGTAGTGCCACCAATACCAGAACTGATAGCGAGAGCAATAAGTGAAGCTGACTAAAAAAGACCTAAAAGAAGCTATAAAATTAAGAAATGAGGGCGTTGATACTTGGTCTTTGTCTCAAATTTATAGCGTTCACTACGACACAATGCGCAAGTATCTACGTCAGTACGACCTATATGGTGTGTCTATTTTTACCCCTTATCCACAATATGTTGAGAAAACAGAGGATTAGCGTAAAATAATTAGGTACTCAACTGTTGGGGGTAATTAAATGCTCCAAGTGGTGAACATAAAGTGGCACGCAATCGAGGTCGGCAATATGCCGAGTGAAGAGCGCACTATTCTCGTTGCTTTTGACGACATGGCTGTAGAATCATGGCCACTAACAGTTGAGGACATTTTGGACGGAGAGATACGGGCAGGACGCAGCATGGGGCTGTACTGGGCCGACTCAATACCGCACCCAGACGAGGAATGACACGGTGGCAGCTACAAGACGGCAGAAGGTACGCGCTGTTAAAGATGAAGAGAACAGACGCGCATTAAGCATTAGGGGTAAGGCCGAGTATATATTTGATTTGATTGATCAAATTGGCGAACTAGACCCTAAATCAGACGAGCACTTCCAAGCTAAGGTACAGCAGAAGAAAACCCAAGCTGAATTACGCCTTAAGATGCTTGCTAAGACGCTTCCAGACCTCAAGCAGGTAGACGCTGATCTCACTAGCAG